GACATACGAGCGACTTGTTTCGAGGGAGATTCCGGACTCCTTAATATTATCCCACGTTCTCTCATCCGAGACTACAACAAGTCCCTCTTTGAAATTACACTCACCAACGGTTCCATTATCCAAGGCATCCCCGCCTCAGAGCCAGAACGGTACCGCGGTAAACAATATCATGGCGCCTGGTTCGACGAGCTGTGCGCTTTTGACTACCTCGATGATGCGTACGATGGTGTACAGTTCACCCTGCGTCTTAAGGACCCTAGAATCGAGCGGGTCCAGCAAATCATCACCACAACCCCAAAGCCAAGAGAAACGATTGTAGACCTAGCCGAGGGTAAGATTGGTGGTGACGTCTACATGGTCAACGCGTCCTCGTACGACAACCGGGCCAACCTATCTGAGACATTTTTTAAACAGCTTGAGACGTACGATGGCACCGACATGGGCCGCCAAGAGATCTACGGCGAGATCCTTGACCCAGAGTCAACCGGTATTGTCAAACGTAAACATTTTAAAATGTGGCCGGCGGATAAACCAACACCAACCCTGGAATATGTGCTTGCCTCGTATGATCCGGCAACATCTGAAAAAACAGTTAATGACCCAACGGCGTGTGAGGTGTGGGGGATCTTTGAATTGCTTGACGGCGGCCTATGTGCAATTTTATTGGACGCGTGGGACGAGCACCTGTCTTATCCAGAGCTGCGCCGTAAAGTCATTAATGACTTTAAGGAAGTTGTATATGGGGCCGACAATGACTTTGCTAAGGGACGTAAGGCAGATCTAATTCTTATGGAAGATAAGTCCGCTGGTATTTCTTTGATCCAGGAACTTAGAGGATCTGGTGTTCCGGTGCAAGGATATAACCCAGGACGTGCGGATAAAATCCAGCGACTTAACATTATTGCCCCATTGATTGCTAAAGGCAAGGTGTATATTCCGGAAGACCCAATCAAAAAAGGCGAGTTTGCAGACTGGGCAAAACGTTTCTTGCGCCAGGTGTGTTCTTTCCCCGAGGCTAAGGGCCACGATGACTATGTGGACGCTTTATCGCAGGGATTGCGTATTTTGCGCGACATGGGCTGGCTACAGCTCGATCCGTTGCCTGCCAGGGACTATGACTACGCAGATGATGACTCTAAAAAGCGATTTGCTAATCCCTACGCCCAGTAAGGGCGGAATGCCTGTAATTAGCGTATTAGTTAAAATAAGGACAACTTTGTGTCCTTCCCAATTCTCTATTGCTGAAATATTCAGCAAAACACATAAATAATCTATGGCAAATCCACAACTCCCGATTCAAACAGGCGGTAACTTGCCCGGTCTTGACGACCGAGAAGAAGATATTCAAGAGGCGACGCAACAAGAAGCCGACATGCAGGCCTATGAAGAAGAGCTTGGATTAGACCCGCATGAAGTAGAAGAAGAAGTTATTGAGAACGACGACGGCTCAATTACTGTAAACTATGTTGAAAAACAAAGCCCACTTAAGAACCCAGAGTTTTACTCTAACTTAGCTGAAGAGTTTGATGAGAGCGACCTTGACGCACTAGCAAACGAATATTTAGATTTTATTGATGTTGACCGTGAAGCCCGCACTCAACGTGACAAGCAGTACGAAGAAGGTTTACGCCGCACTGGCTTAGGCAAAGATGCACCTGGTGGCGCAACGTTTGACGGCGCCTCTAAGGTTGTTCACCCTGTTATGGCTGAGGCCTGCGTTGACTTTGCTGCGTCGTCTTCCAAAGAGTTACTACCATCCGATGGAATGGTTAAGTCAAACATTAAGGGTGAAGACGATAAGTCTAAGCAAGAAGTTGCAGAACGTAAGGTTAACTTTCTTAACTGGCAGCTTACAGAGCAAATTGCCGAGTACCGCGACGAGATGGAGCAGTTACTTACTCAGTTACCTTTGGGTGGTTCACAGTTCCTTAAGTGGAGATTTGATGAAGATCAAAAGCGTCCTACGTGCGAGTGGGTGCCAATTGACAACATCCTCCTACCATACTCATCTACAAACTTCTACACATCACAACGTGTAACTGAAGTTCAAGACATTACCGAAGATATTTATTTACAGCGCATAGACGCTGGTATATATCGCGACATTGACAGCGACTACAGCTCTGACGCGCCATTAACAGACCAGACACGCTCACAAAAAGCCAACGATAAAATTGAAGGTAAATCTGAGCCATCAAAAAATATTGACGGCCTACGTCGTGTCTATGAGATTACTTGCTTCATGCGCCTTGAGGAAGACCCAGAGACAGACGGTCGCCGCGCACCATACATTTTAACCATTGACGAGTCATCGTCTAAAGTATTGGCACTACGCCGCAACTGGGAAGCTAACGATGAGAAACTCGAGAAGCTCGACTGGTATGTCGAGTTTAAATTCATTCCTTGGCGTGGAGCGTACGCTATTGGACTACCTCATCTCATTGGTGGCTTGTCTGCTGCTCTTACCGGTGCTCTTCGTGCTCTTCTTGACGCTGCTCATATCAACAACAGCCAAACGCTTCTTAAACTTAAAACTGGACGAGTTAGTGGACAAAGCGATCGAATCGAACCAACACAAGTAGTAGAGGTTGAAGCTGGCCCCGGTGTTGACGATGTGCGTAAAATCGCCATGCCGATGCCGTTTAATCCACCATCAAGTGTTTTATTTGATTTGCTTGGTTGGTTAACTAATGCAGCTAAAGGCGTTGTTACTACATCTGAAGAAAAGATTGCCGACGCTAACAGCAACATGCCTGTCGGTACAACCCAGGCGCTGATTGAACAGGGCGCTAAAGTATTCTCATCCATTCACGCTAGGTTGCATCGCAGCCAGGCAATGTCTCTCAAAATTGTATCCAGACTTAACCACTGGTACCTTGAAGAGATGGACAACCAGTCCGGTGAAGAAATTAAGATTCGTGACTTTTCGTACAACAATGACGTACGCCCAGTATCCGATCCTAACATTTTTTCTGAGACACAACGTCTTGCACAAAATCAAGCACTGCTACAAATGGCGGCAACTGCGCCTCCAGGAATGTTTGATATGCGCGCCATTTACAAACGCGCCATGAAACAAATGAAAGTTCCTGATCTTGAGGAAGTGTTGCCTAACCCATTAGGCGCCAATGAATCTAACCCAGCACTAGAAAACGTTTCTATGACTATGGGAAGACCAGCGGCTGCTTATCCTGATCAAGACCACATTGCCCACATTAAGGTTCATTTAGAATATGCAAATAATCCAGCTTACGGCGGCAACCCTGTTATTGGTCCTGCTTTTGCACCTCATGCTTTAGAACACATTAAGCAACACTTAACATTACACTACTTGCAGTCCATGCGCGCGTACGTGGCGCAGGCCTCTGGTGGTCGCGATGTCCTAGAACTACACCAAGAAAAACCACTGGACAAGCCAGCACAACAAGCGCTTGCCTTGGCTTCTCAGTTAGTAGACCAGGACTCCAAACAAGAGATGGGCCCTTACCTACAACAGATTCAAGGACTGGCACAAAAAGTACAAAAAGCAAAAGAGGCATCACAGCAATCTGCTGCTATGGCCGATCCTACTGCGGCGGCAATTGTCAAGACTCAAATGGCAGAGACCCAGCGCAAAACGCAAGAGGCCCAGCTCAAGATGCAAGGCGACATGCAAAAGTCACAGCAGGACTACCAAATCAAGGTTGCCCAGTTACAGCAGCAAGTTGCCGAATTGCAGGCCAAGTACTCTACACAGACCAATATCGACAACCAGCGCAACGCTACCGATATTGCTATGGCAAACATCAACAACGCCGCAAAAGAGCGCGTTGCTATGATCAATGCAGGCGTACAAATGGACCAGCAACAGGCCCAGCTAGAACACGAACAGGCACTATCAGCAATGGACGCCATCCAAGCATCAGACGCTGAAATTCGTAAACATGGACTAGCAATTGAGCAACAAGCATTCCAATCTCAGGCTGCAGAAGTAGCAAAGCAAGCCGAACACCAAAAAGCGGCAGCATTAGCACAACAGCAGCATGAGCAACAAATGATGCAGCAAGGAATGCAGGCCCAAAACCAGGCATTACAGGCTGGCATAGACCATGGCCAAACCTTGGCTCAAAATGATCAGCAGCACCAGCAAACATTGGAACAACAAACAGCAGCACAACCAACAACACCACCAACAGGAGCAATATAATGGCCGAAAATTTACAAGGCTTTCGTCAAACATACCAAGAAACTGGTAAACTTTCAAGCGGCGGCGGCCCAGAAAACAAGCGTTTAGACGCTGGCGGGTCTGGTTCTAAGCGTTCTAACAACGCAGTTCTCAACCAAAACAAAATGGCTAAAGATAGCAAAGTTGGACCTGGTAAGAACCTAAAAGATATCGGCGGCGGAAATTTCTATTAATATTTAGGGCGGATTTATTCCGCTCTACGTATTAGTTAGAATATGAAGGACTTTATTAGTGAAATTATCGGTCGCGTAAGGACTGAGATCAATATTCAAGCAGAAGCCGTCACTGCGGGAACAAACGTAGTCAGTTTTGAGGATTACAAATATCATATTGGCAAAATAGAGGGTTTAAAATTAGCCCTTGCAATTGTTGATGAAATTTTGACGGAAGACGAAGAAGACCTGTAAAGGTTAAGGAGCACTGGATAGTGTTTGATTTAA